AGGGTTTACACTGGCACTAAAGAACAACTCGTTAAGGAAACCATCAAATCATACAGGAAGATATCATGGGCTTTGATGGTTGGACAAAACCCTTATGAAGATGGCAGTGGGGTCTTTGGACAGGATGATGTTCTTTATGAAGTTAAAGGAAAACCCCCTAAAGAATACAAGGACTTTCCTATCTATCAAAAGCTAGCGATTGCTTATTGGACTAACCATAGAGCAAAGGGCTACTTCGCCAACTCAAAAGAAGGCCAAGACTTTATGAAAAGTCGTGAACAAAAACTTAATAGCGTACTCACAGGAGGTACTGAATAATGGCTAATTCCATAATTACCTTCCCAAGTATAGGCTCTCCTCAAGCAAGTTTTTCATTTTCATTCGATTACTTAGAACCGACTGACATTGATGTTTTTGTTGAGGGTGTGTCTGTATTTGCGAACAATACCTCCACAGGTACATCAGTCGGAGGAAACACTTATACCGTAGCATTTAGTTCTGCTGGGTCTAAGACACTGACCTTCTCCCCTGCTGTACCACAGGGTAGCACAGTCCGTATAGAGAGGAACACTGACCTTACATCAAAGGTAGTGGACTTCTCTGACGGTGCTGTACTTACTGAAATAGCTCTGGACTCTGCTGTTGACCAAGTTTTCTTTGCGGCACAGGAAGCAATCGATAAAACTCTTAGTACCATTGCTGAAGATACTGATGGTAAGTGGGACGCTCAGAATAAAGTTATCAAGAATGTAGCTACTCCTGCATCCAATAATGATGCCGCTAATAAGGCATATGTTGATGTGGTAGTAGGTTCAGCCTCTGCCGCCGCCACTAGCGCAACTCAATCAGCAACTAGTGCTACAAACTCAGCTAACTCAGCGACAGCTAGTTCTAATAGTGCAACAGCTAGTGCTAACTCAGCGACAGCTAGTGCTAACTCAGCATCAGCGGCTTCTACATCAGAAACAAATGCCGCTACATCGGCTTCTACAGCCACCACTCAGGCCACTAATAGTTCCAACTCAGCGACTGCTAGTGCTAACTCAGCAACTGCTTCGGCAACCTCAGCGACAGCTAGTGCGAACTCTGTAACCGCTGCGGCCTCTAGTGCTACAGATGCCCAGGGAAGCGAGGATGAAGCTGAAGAATGGGCTACTAAAACCAATGGTATTGTAGCAAGCACAGGGTACTCATCTAAAGCATGGGCAACAGGTGGTACTGGTGTTACCTCTTCATCTGGTGCTGGTGCTGCTCAAGAGTGGGCAACAAAAGCGTCAAACTCTACAGTCGATGGGACTGAGTTATCTGCCAAGGCTTATGCTGTAGGTGATATGAACAGAGGTTCTGCTGGCTCACACTCAGCTAAAGATTGGGCAAGCTATTATTCTGGTCTTAACACAGTAGACGGTACACACAAGTCAGCAAGGGCTTACGCTATAGATGCCGCCAACGCAGTGGCAGACTTCAACCAAGTCTACTACGGAACATACGCAAACGACACAGACGCTGAGACAGCCCACACAAATGCTGGGAACACTGTAGCTGCTGGGGACTTGTATTTCTCAACCTCTACAAATGCAGTTCGATACTACGATGGAACTAGCTGGACAGACATAGCGGCTGTCAATACCTCAAACTTTGCTACGGCTGGCTTTAGTATAGCCATGTCGATTGCCCTATAAGGATATATTATGGCACAGAATTTTAGACGATACAGCCTCAATGCTGTCGGCACATCTGCCGCAGATATTCCTGATGGGGCTAACTTTGATAGCTACGACACTATTGTAGGTATCCACATGACAAACATTACAGCAAACGCAATCAACGTAGAATGCTACATCAACGATGGAACTAACGATATTTACCTAGTCAAGGGTGCGCCTATCGCTGCTGGCGGTGCTCTTCAGGTACTTGATGGTGGTGCAAAGGTGGTTGTGCAATCAGGTGACAGGCTCTGGATTAAATCAGACACAGCAAGTTCACTAGACTGCTGGGTATCTGCTGTTGATGCAATTAGTTCATAGGAGTGAGTTATGGGATATGTAGGTAATCAAGCTGTACAAGGGTACAGTAGCATCCCTGCTAAACAGGACTTTACTGGCGCTACAGGTACAAGCCTAACGCTTACACATCCTGTATCCAGCGCAGAGAGCATTGACCTCTTTATTAACAACGTACGCCAAGAGCCTACCACTGCTTATACTGTGGCTGGCACTACTGTAACGCTGACAGGTTCAGTGATTGCTACAGACGATATCTATGTGGTTTACAATGGTTTGGCTTTGCAGACTACAGTACCGCCTGATGGTTCTATTACACAGGCTAAACTTGCTCCTAGCTTGTCATTAGGTGCTGGTTACTTTCAGGGCGAAAACGGTGCGACAGGTGATACCACTAATGGCAAGGGCGATATCTTTCGGGTGCATGAGCAACAGCTAGACACAAACACCACCATTGCGGCTGGTGATAACGCTGGGGCTTTCTTTAGCCTGACAGTGGCAACAGGGGTTACATTGACTGTCAATGGTAACTTGGTGATAGTATGAGTACATTAAAAGCAGATACAATCGTAGCGGCAGAC